CTTATTATATACTAAAATTAGTAATTATCAGTCTATTTTATCCGGCAATAATTCTTCCTGCACATTCGTCATGCTCCCCCACAGACTATACACCACAACACAACAGATTGATTTACAGTGCACAACAACAGAAACAGCAAATAGTTGCACACAAGTTGCACACTTTATTGAAAAATCCTTGAGAAAATAAATCATTCTAAATATTTTCTTTTAGTTTATCTCTGAATCTCCTAAAAAGGTCGATTGTCGGGTAAAATGTCGGATTCTCCCAGTTCTTCCCTATCATCTGGATCATTGCCTCTATGTGACTTTTGCAGTCTATTACTTTGATGCATTTATCCAAGACCAGTCCGCCTTCCGGGTAGGTCTTATTCTTTAGAGTATCCTGTGCCCATGAGAGCAACTCTCTGATTGATTCTTGGTCGTATTTATTCTCTTCCATGACTTTTTAATTTTAGGCAAAGGTACAAAAAAGCCCGGCATGTTGTATACCGGGCAATTCCATTTTAAAAGAGGTCGTTACAAATGGAAAGGATTTCTCAATTTACTTTTTAGTATTTCCTGAAGACTTGCCTTTTGAATCATTGGAATTTATAAAAATAGAGGCTATAGATATAAGTGTACTTGCTCCCATAAAACCCGCAAACCAAGGTTTATCCAAATAAAGAGCATATCCAGCAAGAACCACCATCACTACGATAGAGAGAAAAGCAAAGCACATTCCCCACCAGTTCATCCTGCCGTCTCTTCTATCCGATCTTCTTATTATACTAATTTTATTATTATCCATTCTATGACGATGCTCCTGCTCTTTCACAGAAGCATTAATAAGGTAATCTACAATTCGTGGATCGATCTCTTTATATGCAGCCAATTCTTGGGGAGAAGGCAAACAGTTGTCATCAACTGTAATAGTCTGCTCCATCTCCTTTCCAACACCATTATTGGTTGCGACTTGCGTCTCTCTTTGCTTTAATTCATGCTTACCCATTATTCAAAATAATCTCTTCAAAAGACCTGCGAACATCGCCCTCGACATTCTTCCTGTCTTCCATAAGGTTCTTTTTATCGTCAGTTCTGTCTCTATCTTTTTCCATGATCTCCTTTCGAATTTCAGAGACAGCATCGGAGTTTTGTCTGTAGCGGCCTTGAGAAGCGTCACGAAATGTAGAAGCTCCATTCTTAATAAAACGTCCGACTTCTTTTAATATGCACATACTTACCTCCATTTTAAATTATAATGCAAATATAAAAATAAAACAGATAAATAGATCTTTTGTTTCAGATATTATGTAAATAATTAACCAAGCAGTCTAATATTAACTAAAAAATAAAACACTCAGAATAACACTGAGTGTATATACAAACACAGAGATATAACCTTCGCCAAGATAGCGACAGGTATAAGCCATTCGAGGATCTTCTCTAAGCGTTCCACAGCATGACCATGAGCAGGCGACAGAAGTCATAGTGATACCTGTCGTCTGCTTGTTCCAGCAATATGTCGATGTTAGTCTTCATAGATCATTGCTGTCATGTACTCCCAAATCTTGCCGGCCGGAGCGTCCTCATCAGCGAAGTAGAACCGGTAAGCAGCCTTTAAGAGAGTAGCTTCATCCAATACCGCACACATGTCAGCGTAGAACGAGTTGAACGCAACGTATTTGTCCCAGGGGGTCGTCCCATTTGGGAACGGCATGCCCTTCGTTGCTTCTTGGATCTGATCGACATTCCAATGGGCACCAGTCTTCTTCTCGCCGGCAGCGTTGGTGTATCTGATCTTATCTACGTCCATCTCTGCAAAGTGTTTGTCGTAGTGAGGACCGTACAGCGCCTCATGCTGATCACGCATAAAGGACATATACATCTCCGGATGCTCTTCTTTGACAACACAAAGAATCTCATCTACTCCTTCTACGCTTTTCCACATGGCCTTTTCCGAGGCAACACCTTCGGATTTGGCTTTTTTCATCATATCGAGATATTTCATAAATCTACTTTTTTATAATTAATATTCTTTTCCTTTTTTACGGACTTTTTCGATGACAATCTTAGCATCGATACAGGTTCGTTAAGCAGGAAAGGTGGCAGAAATAGTCAGTGGAGTAGCAAGACTCACACCATAGGCACGATTGCAGCATTTTACATTTTCTGGTGTCACCTGTGTAACAAGCGGAGTCAAAGAGATAGTAGGAACAGCACCGGCAGCGCCGATGAATGCAACCTTAAACTGCTCAACCCATTGTTTTGTTACAGAACGACAGGAACCCTTCGGAGTGTAAGTCACAAGCACCGCTGCATTTATTATCACAATAGTTTGAGTATTCACCGTCTGTTGTTCTGCAACGGTAAAATTAACAATGCCGGTCGGCTGAATACCATTATCAGCACAAAATGCCTGACACAGATTCTCTACTACATTAGTCAGGTATTGCTGACTGGTAGCAGCGATTGCAATTGGAGTTAATTGAATCATAATAATAAAGTTTATATGTTATTTTTCGTCCGCATCTTTACCTTGCGGAGTAGGTTCTTCCGTCAATACGTTATAAGATGCGGAAACCTCCTGAATAGGCAGGTTGTACTTGAGGAGAGTTTTTAACTCTTCTAAGTCCTCAGGTTCAAATTCCACCTTTCCTTCAAAGAGAGATAGTCCTCCGTTTTTTATCGCATCATTTACTACATTGTGAGCAAGCTGCGGGATAGATTCATCGGGAATACCACTTATATATTGAGCAAGAAATGGCTCCACCAAAGAAGAGGAAACACCATCGAGAATAGGAGATATTTCTTTTGCCATACTCCACATAGGGCTTACCCATCCGGTAGATCTTATCTTTGCTTCAATACTTGAAAGAAAAGGTAAGCGACTCAAATTGTTGCCTAGTAATTCCTGAATAGCGGGCTGTGCCCATTTATTGAGCACAGCCGCAAGTTTTTGTGCGTTGGAATACATAACGCTTATCCGTTACAGCAACATCCTGTATCACACACCTTTCTTTGAGGGACAACAAGCTCACTCAATGCAGCCAATTCCGCAATCTGCTGTTTCATACAGCTAAGCGTAGCGGTATTGGTACCGTTGTAAACTGCCTGGTTCATGTTGATTGCAGTTTGCTCTTCCTTGTTTCTGTTGATGATAGTCAACAGGCGGTCGTAGACATCCGCAAGCTTCTGGTCTGTGTAGGTGTTGGACTTAAGCAACGCAATTTCTGAATCTTTTGCAGCCAGCTTATCCATCATGCCGGCTTCATAGCGGCTGACAGGTCTGTCTTCCGAAGTAATTACTTCTACTGGGCCCGCGTAACCTGCGTTACGTCCGTTTCCGCAACCGCCAAAGAGACTTCCAGCATTAAGTCCAAGGAAAGACGCAATACCAGCGGAAGCACCCACTGTATTATAATTACCTTGTCCCTGCCCGGTGACGCTGTACTCCTCACCACTCATTCCTTTAATTTTCATAACTTATAAGTATTAATACACGGTCAACGTTAACCGTGTAACAAAGGACAGAAGAAGTACGTTGCTATTCAATTAATTCGTTGCGACCTCGTTGCTAATGTGTTGCAAGTTTGTTGCTATGCTCCATTTAGTGATTTTATGTTGGAAGTTATTACGTATTTTGTTTACTGACTGCCGGGTGAGCTTGGTCAGATTTGATATCTGGCTATCGGTAAGTCTTTGGGAAAGCAAATGTATGAGGATGTATCTTGCGTCTACCGCCTCTTCCGAATTGCTATGTATAAGGTCTGATTCACATACTCCCGTTTCTTTGCACACTGCGGCGACCGTCTCTTTATATAAATCTATAATTTTCATGCTGAACAACATATAAGGTTATAAAACAAAACATCTCAGAAACTGTTGATAAAGCTATGAAGCCTCACGAACAGTCCTTGAGATGTTAGCCCGTCTGTGATTTGGTCGTCGAAACGGGTGTGAGGCTTCTTTTTCTCCTGCCTCTAACGGAGTTTATTTTATTTGTACTGATAACCGGCCTTCTACTTTACCGGGAACCTGGTGTTTAATAATCATTCCGAGATGTTCCTCGAATTGATCCTGAATAATCAATTAATGTCTCATTTTGTCCTCCTTTCTTAAACATTTTCCGCAGTCAATTGTTATATCAATAAAGCTTAAACTTTTCATACCGGAAACGGTCTGTGAAGATAGTGCCGGTATTACCACATAAATAAGTTATAACTAACTCCACCACCGACATACAATCCACTTGGATAACCGTAGCCTACTTGCAGGCCAAGCCCCCAGCGTTTTGGTTTTAGAGTAATGATTTCCTTTTCCCTGTACACTTCCATAAAGTCAAGGCTGGGCTTATAACCGCTAACCACTGCCCGGTAATCATCGGTCTTATATTCCTTGCTTGTTATCGGTATAAGTACCGGAACCGAATCGCCTTCTACGGTTCTGTCGGTAGTGGTATCTACTATAATCGGCAAATACACCGTATCGGTACGCTTCAGAGTTTCCTTTACCGGTATGGGAATGGTGTCTCTTATCGTATCCCGGATACGTACAGTATCTCCCTTGATGTACACCGTTGATGGATCGTGCGGATTACAACGCATCCACACGATCACGCATACAAGCAGGCAGACTAATATCCAAGGGAGAGATTTCATATGATACTTTCACTTGATGACCACTCCGGACCGGACAATAAAGTATTCAACTCTTCGCCTTCATAGGTAGGATAAGGAAAAGACAGCTCTTCCGTTCCGTCATCAGCAATAGTCTTAATCATCTTATGAGGAAATAACGCAGCATAGTGCTGGCATTTCATCAAAGTTTCACTCTCATTTACGCTCTTGCGAGGAACAAGGTTACGCTTGTCTATCTCATCCTGAGGGACCTCTTGCAAGTCAATTGTTGGGAATACAGTGTATTTCATAATTGCTTTTTATAAATGTGAATAATTATACCTAATGCACAAGGGAATTACGTGAGTTATTCATTAAATAATTCTGCCATTTCTCGCTGATAACATTCAAAGATTTTTTGATGTCCTGCAAGCGATGGATGCACGCCATCGCTATTGAATGGCAATGATTCATAGATGCTGCCACTATTACAAATATCAGCAGTTATTTTATCATTTTGCGTAAGATTACCCGCCCAATCAACAAACCTTATGTTACCACCACGAATCCATGAATTTACTTTTGAAATCCATTCTTTTTTTGCATCGGTGTCATATTTATAAGACATCGCACCGCATTCAACAACCGGTTTTATTTTGTGGGTTTCACAAAATTCGCAAAGTTCGGTCAATCTTTCAATGTAATCATCAGCCGTTCTCTCTTGCATATCGTTAAAACCTAAAACGAAAACCACATAATCGGGGCAAAACCATTCTATATGTTTTTTCGCAAGTTGTATATATCGGTCGCGCAATCCTTCACCACCTTGACCAACTACAACAACATCATTTTTACCTATGGCATTCGCTATCAAAGATGCGTATTTGCATTGCTGGCCCGCCTTTTTATTAAACGATACGCCTACAACCGTATCTCCACCAACATAACTATGCCCCGTAATAAGTATTTTTGCCTTTGGATTGTAGGAAGATGAGACCGAAATATTTATCACTTCAATATTACCTTTTTTCAATGAGACATAAGGTGCACCCGTTAAAATCGTGATATTTCTTGGTGCTATTGTCCGCAAATCACCAATATCATTCCGGTATGGAGAACGTAATAATTTTCGCCCAAATGTCGCACCGTTTTCAATATCGGTTATACTGAATATACCACCATCTTCCGAGAAATCATCAAACAACTGATAAACATCACTGTCACTCCATGCTCCTTGATGCTCGTTTTTGAAAAAGTACTTATGCCCGCCATAAACGCACGCATTGTATGGATAGTATTTTTCGCTTTCGCTAAAATCAGCAACATCCCCCATTTCAATGCGTTCAATTGAAAGTTTGTAATACTTACCAACTGATAGAGTAAAAGGCATATTTCCCGACCATACATCAGTTGCCGGGATTACTGAGGTGGTATCACCCGATTCATCTTGTCCGTAGGTCAAAGTGAATGTATTGCCGCTTGCACGAACCTCTGTTGTAGAACCAAACATTGACAAATACACACCAATTCCAACTATCGAATTTGCGTCATTGCATTTGAATACCATTTCGTATTTGTACCTTCCCAGTTCAATATCATGACTAAACAACAATTGCCTTGCGCTTGCATTCATCGTGGGCTCGTTAAGAATAGTCTTAGGGCTTGCCATTCCAAATTCCTTGTACCCACCAAAAACATGACCATTTCGCGGAACAAATGGACTAACATTTGTAGATGTTTTTTTGACAAGTTTATCCAATTCATCTTGCACATTTGAAACAAGTCTATCATATACAACAAGTACCTTTTCTTGCTCGGCTTTATTTGTGCACCCGCGAAAATAAACTGCATTTTGTGGTATCGGCAATTGTGTGCGGCCATTTGCACCGCTATCATAAGAATATGACTTGATGCAAGTTTGTTTATCATCACTATAAAATGCACAATAAACACCGCTACCATATACACATTTGGTTTTTACCCATTTTGCATTTTTGATATTGATAAAATCGGTTGCAATTCTATCGGCATCATTTACCGCGCTACCATCTGCACGAATTATACAATTTTCAATATTGTATTTTCCAACATAATCAATTTCAGCGTATTCTTTTAAGCACGGAACATCGTTTGCGGTAATATTTTCCACATCATCGGACAAAGTACCAACTTTTTCTTTCAAAGTTGATATATTTGTTTCGTTTGTCTTTACCTTTTGCAATATGCCTTGCGTTTCTTCTCCATATGTTACGATACAAGTTGTAAAACCACCGATCCTTCGAATATAATAGGCATCTTCTTCCAATGTATATGTTGCACCATCTATAAAATTTACACCAATTTGTTTGGTTTTTGTCGCATCATAAAGAGCACAACTACCTGTTTTTTGTGGTATTGATATTTGAATTTCAGTACCCGCTTTTAGTGTACCTTCAATCTCCAAAAATTGATATTGAGCCGTAAAATTAAATGTGAGTTTTGTTTTCTCTTTGCCGTTCAACGCTCCATTTAACTCACCGACTCGCTGTTCTATTTCCTCAAAGTTTCCATCTATCCCTTGCGCAAGTACTCCCCACGACTTTTCGGAGTCTTTTGCTATGTCAAATATCTTTTCCATATTATTCGTTTTTAATTAATGTTTCATTACTTATTAAAGTCTCGTTACCTAACATTGTCAAGTAGCTGGAGATAACTATGCTGATCTTCTGAGGTGACTTGGTGACCTTTCCGGTTACTTCATAGACACCGTTATCCCCAGAGACGGATATGTCACTGATGGCGTTGGATGATACACCGACCAGCTTATCTGTTTCATTTGACAATGTTATAGTGATAGTGACCGTACTACCCTCAGTAACATATTCTCCCGGATTAACTGAGTAGGAGATCGAGGAGTAAGGGGTGTTACTCTTTACAATCGGTCTCCACTCAATCATATCCGGATACAAAGTGCCTGCATTGTACTTTCTTAGCTGACGCTCCAGCAGGAACCTTGATAAGCTGTAGGGGAAGAGCATGAGAGACCGTAATGCGAGTTTAGAGAAGCGAGAATCACTGTCTCTAATCGTTCCTAGCCACATGGAGTCACCATCAACACCGGAACCGGATACTATAGTCTCCCCGTTATAACTATATTTAGTTTGATAAGTAAATGATTCTTCGTTCAACTTATCGTTACTCATCAACGAGTTTATTGTGCCAAAAGAAAAGGTGCTAGAGCGAGAAGGATTTCGATTAAACGTCTGCTCTAAAATAAAAGCACCGTCATTACCAACTTTAGATTTAGAAACAATAGAGCCAGTTTCAGTACTTGTTACAGAATCACCATATAACCATTTACGAAGAGCACAAATAGTATAGTCCTTCAAAATAGGGAGACCGGTAGCCTTGCCGAAGTCGGAGATACCGTCTAGATATAACGCACCATCAATTATTCCACTTTCTCCTTCCCAACCGATGTTGTTTAGCTGGATATTGTGACCTCCTACAAAGTCAATCAACTGATCGCTAAACTCTGCGTGGTTATCGTTAGTGATACCCTGTTTTTTGACATTGCAGTATAACTGAGGCTTAATGATCTGTCCCGGACGATCCAAGTTGAAGTAGGCGATAATTTGGTTAATTTCGTCGGTGGTTAGGACTTTGTTGGTGATAAAGCCACCTGCGTAGGCGACTTTACTAAGCTCGTTGATTTTACCGCTAGCATCTATATATCCTTGTACACTAAACTTTGCTGTCGATACGTCTGCTGTTGAAAGTACAGAATAATCATTTTTATCTCCCAATATATTGTTTACCACCGAGGTATTTATAGAACTAGATTTCTTAACATTAGAACACGTATAACCATATATTCCAGTCTTATTAATATCACTAACATTATTTCTTATATAAGCATCACTCAATCTAATGTAATTAGTTAATGGCACAGATGAAATACCACGGAATCCTATCTGATGAATAATACTCACCACCGTAATCTCATTACTTCCCTCCAACATCTCAGATACGGGCTTAACGGACTCGATTATGCCGTCTACTCCGTCTGTACATAGCCAGCCTTCGAAGTCGGGGAGTTGCTCGATAGTGAAAGATTCATGAGGGAATATTCCAAAACCTATATTAGTATTTTCTTCCCCATTATATAAATCGTTTCGTGAAATAGGTAGTATGTATGTTCCTTCTTTATTAATAAAAAAAGTACTTCTAATACTTGGATTTGCTTCGTCTATGTAATAATAAGTTATAGTTTTTGTTAATTTACTAACTTTTATTTTATAAGATGGAATCACATATCTATTCTTGTTTACATCCAACCATATTACTAATGCTGTTTCACTATCTTTATTGCTTACTGATATTTTATTTGGAGATACTTCTAAATCATTTATTTGTCTCTTAGTCCATTTAGTAAAATCAGTACTATACAGCCCATACCCACTATTCCCCGCAAATCCGAAGTTAAGCAGGCGCATGTCGTTCCCGTTGCCGGACAAGTCCTTCAAAACAGCCCGGTCGGGGTCGTCGTTGGTCTTGCCCCAGGTGGAGATGGCCATCTTGACATGGCTGAGTAGTTCGGGGTCGATGTAGGGACGGGCGGATACCCCTACATCACGACCACCAATTCGATTCAAATCGACCCGGTTAAGACTCAGTTTATTTAAAGATAACCTGTTTAGCATTATTCTGCCTCCGTTAAGATACCTGTTGTTACTTCGGAATAGCTCTCAATACGAATTGTTTTGGGATAAACCAAGGCACTGAAATCACAGTCAAAAGTCTTTCCGGTGTTATTCTGTACATTGGATGGCAGATATACCGGTTCAAAATCACCTTCTGTGGGAGTACGCTGAAAGATATTCAAGCGACTTGCTGCGGTTCGTTCAAGATGGATATTGAAATCAGCATTCACTACTGCTTCGGCAGCATACAAATCCTTCCCTTCTATTTTAGTAAATTGTAAGTCCATGATATTTCTCCTCTATTTTTAGTTTATAATAAATTCCATCCGGCTTCGACATCGGACATCACCGCAGGGACACCGTTTTCTACCTGGGAGATAGCGGCCGCAAAAGCGCACATTGTTGCCTTATCGTTGATGTCGGGGATATATGTGTTTGGAACCTGCATTTCCTTGCATACACGGTTGATGTAGCCGGCAGTATTATTCTCGGACTCCGGCGCCCATCTTTTGATGAAATCCGCAATGGTTTGACAACCATGTCTTTTACGGTAGTTTTGCAAGGTACGGATCAACGCCCGGTATCCCCACTTTATTTCCGTAAACTGGAAGAAGGACTTATCTTCCTGTTTGTCTCTCAATCCTTGCCATTTGTCTTTTGTGATCCGGATGTTTCCCGGATTATTATTTCTAAGGCCTCTTGGTAAACTCATATATTCTCCTCCTATAAAATTAAAATCAATATTAATATCTGAATAGCCTGACCGATAAGACCTCCAATCAATGTTGCAGCAATATCAAGCCAGTCCCATTTGCCACCCCAAGCTCTGTCCTTGAATTCCATGCCGGCCGCCAGCCCAGCGACAAACAAGATGGTAAGCAATGCACCTGCCGGGATAGCATAAAGCAGGTGCTTAGGACGGTTACTTTCTTTGATCCAATTCATGATTTTCTTCTTGAATTATGTCTCTCACATCTTCTTTGTCAACCTTGAATACCTTCTTTCCAAAGACTCCCAAAGCTCCAATTACATTTATATTGATCCCCTTTGGTTTCAATATATTTCCGACAATCGAACACCCTTCGATGAAGCATACCAATAAGCAGGAATACACATCAATAGGATATTCGCTATGACTTGCTACTGTGATCATGCAGACCATGCAGACAAAAGCAAAATAAGTAACCATCTTTCCCATAGTAGCACGAATCGCACGAGAGAAACGTACTTTCTCACCCATCAACATGCTTTTCCTTACTCCAAATGCAAGGTCACATAATATCACCGCACATGATACGATTAGCCAAGGAATCATGTTCTGAAGAGACTCAATGACGAAAGCGGTTGCAATTGCCGCAAATCCTCCTGTTGTTGCATGTACTATTGCTTCTTTCATACCAAACAAGTTAAATAAACAGTTAACAACGAGATTACCTCAATCCAAAACATAGACTTGCATGCCGTCAGGTCCCATATAAGATTACCAAACCAGTTCTTTACAACAAACGTTATCGCGTAGATTAGAAATGCAGCCCAAAGCAGCAACCAGTACCACGAATTGCATCCTACCCATATCTGAGAAAACACAAGTGACATCACCGCGCCGGCTATATGAGCTTTCTTGTGCACTCCTCTAAAGTTTGGAGATACTCCCAATACGATCATTCCAACAATAGAAAGAAATATCAGGAACTGGCTGTTTTCTGTACTTGCATCCAGTGCGGACGGAAGCAAAAGCAAAGACGGGAGAATCATGCATATACCGAACCAATACCTGTTACTCAGAATGTAATAGGTATCGGAAATAGAATAAGGGATACCCTTTGTCTTGTAAATCATCACACCAACATAAGATGCGAAAACCAATAATGATAGTAGTGTCAAAATCATAACTTTGTTGTTTATAATTAAAATAATTACTATTACTGCGATAGAGCATTAATAACCGACAAACGATCAATAGCCCGAACAAAAAGCTCTGCATATTTCTTTAAAGATTCCGCTTGTTCTGGAGTTAAATCGACCACGCCATTAAGATAGATTTTTCTTGCTATTTCTAACTCACCAATATCACCTGTCTTTTGAAATATTGCATTGCCAAAAACTTTGCTGTAATCGACGGTACTCTTATTCCCTTCGATATCCTCTACTTCGATTGTTCTAAAGTCTATTTTCATAAGCTTTTATATTTATATTCTATTTCTTCCTATAATAGCTACGCAGCACCAGGAATCACCATAATTTCCATCTTTATGGAATGTTCTTACATGAAAGTAGTTATGGTTAACATCTGATACAGAAGCAATACTCCATACCCCGTGAATAGCTGTCGCAATAGGAATATATTCGCTACCAGCATTATGCTCAATAACATAATCTCCTGCACCATTGCGATATGTCCTTGAAACTGTACACCCATTACCCCATGAACGTGATATATTACCATTTTCACTAATTATACCTGCCCAAAGGACTCCCGGAGCATTCCATATATCACCGGATCGTTGGTAGAATTGATGCTGTCCCGCACTTTTTATAGCATATCCATAATTCTTTTCGCCACCATTTGCGACAATATCCAATCCGTTTCCTGAGCCATAAACACTTAACGAAAAGATACTACCCGAATCATTACGAGCAGATATCAATGAACTATATTTATTTTCATTTATTCTTAAAAATTTTGTACCAGACATATTAAGTAGGATATTAGCATTACTTTGTGATGTTATAGCTAATCCTGTTGCTGTAACATCCCATTCTCCAATTTTAGCTCCAGATGTTACCACTAAGTTTTCAGTATTGATATTTTTTGCATCAATCATAGGTACACCGTCCACTTCTTTAAATAAAGCGATATCTTTACCGGTATTAGTACGGATTACGGTACTATTCGAAGTCAACACCAGCTTTCCGTTAGCTGTGTTTATTCCACCCTCAGCAGTTAATTCAAAACCTGTCTGATTGTGTTTTATAGCACCTTCAGTTATCATCCATCCCTGCGTCTTTTCAAGGTTGCCAACAAATATTCCGGAAGTGCCAAGCACATCTATAGTCGCATTCTGGGCTAGCAATACGTTTGTCGCAACATTAATAAACTCATTGAATTCATCCCATTTCGTAGAATCAAATGTAGAAGTAGATGTATGAGTTACCTTACAGAGTTTGTTATTACCATTATAGATGACAGTATCGATAAACGCATCGTTATGGTAATATTCAGTATTTGGTTTCCATTCTCCGCGAGGACGAAGCATAGCTCCCGGAAGGCCGGTCTTTCCTTGTCCGCCCGTCAAGCAAGCCGGACTGCTTTCATATGTCGTATTGTCAGTATAAGTAACCTTAGTTTTAGTCCATATGTATTTACCATCCTCCCACTTAGGAGCAGTCGTAGACCACGACCCACCGGTTAAGGTGCTGGAAGAAGTTGAGAGATAATACAGAATCTCAAAAGATTTTACCCCCTTACCGGAAGGTCCGGCACTCCCTGTCACACAGACCGGATCACTCGTCCAAGTTGTATTATCGGTATAAGTGACAACAGTTCGCGTCCACATGAATTTACCATCTGTCCAGCTTGGTACATTATACGACCATGATCCGCCTGCCGGCGTACTATAGGACGTAGACAGGTAATATTGTTCTCTGTATCTCTTCACTCCTATACCCGTTTCTCCCTTCGCTCCTGTGACGCAAATAGCATCCGTAGTAGTCGATGAACTATCGGTATAGGTGATTACTGATCTGGTCCATATATACTTTCCGTTTACCCATGCCGGAGCAGTAGTCGACCACGATCCGCCAACCAAAGAACTAGAGGAAGTCGAGAGATAGTATTGTTCAACGATACTAGTTATCCCCCTTCCATCTTCTCCGTTACTTCCATCGGTTCCATTAGCCCCCTTTGAACCGGTAATACAAGCAGGGTCTGTTTCCGTTGTCGAACCATCAGTATAAATCACTCTCGTTTTACTCCACATGTATTTCCCATTTACCCATGCCGGAGCGGTAGTTGACCATGAACCACCTGTTAAGGTGCTAGAGGAAGTCGAAAGATAGTAAAGCACATCCACATCTTGTACCCCTACACCATCTTTACCATCTGCTCCATCTTTTCCCGGAGTACCCGGGTCTCCCTTAGATACTTCTTTCAACCAATCCGTAGAAGAGTCAGACGGTTCCTGCGTAGTACTAGGTTCAATACATATCCATGTGCTGCCGTTATGGGTAACTTCATCGTAATACCAATACTTTCCCGCTTTCCATTCCCCCTTAAATGCGGGGACAAGGACTTCTGTAGTACCATCCTGCGAAAGCTGTTTAATTGTACCGGTCATATATACATTGCGAAGGTATGCGCTATATCCGGACAAATCCAGTCCTGAAATGACCAGATTAGACAAGTCCCCCAGTTGCATCATGACCATAGAAGAGGTAATCTCCCAGTTATTTACTCCTGCGAGATAGCGTTTATAGTCCTTTGTAGAATAAGCAGATTTCTGGCGTTCCGCATTTGTGAAATTGCCATATGCCACAAAATGCATAGCCTTCTGAGGATGATATGAATAGCCGCTTCTAAGAGTATATTTAAACTCCGAATTGCTTATCTTTTGAGTTATGCGGAAATAAGAAGTCTGGAACCCTGTACTGTTGTTGAATATACCCTTGCAAATGTCATCTACCGCAAGGCTTGCAACTTCTCCCGGTTCCAGCTTCAAAGTCAGAGTCTGAGAAGATTCATTTACGGATTCAATAATGCCACCACCGGGAGCAAGCCAATCTTCTCCCGAAGTTATTGATACGCGGTTATAGCGAAGCTCCGGAACCTCAAGAAAGTCTCGGAGATGGAGCGATTTCGCATCAATATGACCATCGGGAGAAATCATCCAGCCGATGAGATTCTGCACATAGTCTTTTGATGATATTTCCTTTGAGAAAGTTGCGTCTTCAGCAACTAACTTCTGAACAACGGCTTTGATTTTTACATCAATGCCGGCCAAGAAAGTAATAAGACCTTTAGCTGAGTCATCTTCTACTTTGCTGAGATATTTGTCATCAGCATCATCCCCGGTCATCATTGGAGACAATTTATAATGCTTCCGTCCATCCGCTTCCGATATAGTTTCATCTTTCAACAATTTATATACACTCCCATCCGACTCTACAGAAACTATCTGGGCTGGATAAGGAAAGTATTCTTCCGCGTCCGTATTGCGGGCATACGATGTTGCATCTTCCAATGTTTTGAAAGTTGCCGTAGAATCAATAGGTCTTCCTGTCGTTCTTTTGTATTGTAACGCAAAACTACTTCCGTTTATCTTAACCATTTCTATGCGGTTTTAAAAGTAAATGTATCGGCATCATTCAATCCCGAAGTCTGAACAACCCACATTTTATAATCAATCGCAGCACTCTTATTATCTCCTTCAACAGATATTGTTATTGGACCAGTAGTGATCCCTGTATCCTCTATAAAATTACCCGGATAAGCAGTTAGCGTCAGTTCAGTAACCACATCAGCAGGGGTACAAACCGCTATTTTCTTCCATTTATCTACCGGAAACTTATATGTTCCCGCCTTTATATATAATCCACTTGATTTCAAATTACGTACCTCATCAGAGGTTTGAGGCACAGAATCACACAGCCCGGCAAACCACTTACGATAAACATTGACACTTATCTTACTTGTCAATGTCAGATCCTTAATATCTTCATCCTCTCCGGCAGCATACATGACTGTAGCAAAATACGTTTCTCCTTTTGTATAGTTTCCTTCCAATTCTCTTGTCGCAATCTGTACGCCATTATTGTCCTCTTCAGAAAATGCCAGAATATTTTCTTCATTATTGTCGTAGAAAGCCTTAGTCATCGCTCCGTTATCATTACGGGTAGCAGTATAGGTTAAAACTCCTTTTTTAGAACCAAATTCAACGTCATTAGCCGTCGAAATCTTTCCAACAAGAGTAGCCGGCATCGGAGCATAAAGCATCTTTCTGAATATCTGCTCATATCCCATACCTTTTCTCAATACGTCTCCCGGATTCACATAACCTGTTTTTGGCGCATTTACACGAATATCCTTGCTTAATCCCACATCCCCAGAAATACCACCGGACGAAGAAGAACCTCCTCCGCCACCACCTGTACGCACAACAGTACTAGTCCGATAATCCTTCGATCTCGAACTAGCCGGAATAGCCCTTGTTTTTATTACGATATTACTGCTCATATCTCTATCATTACACATTGAAAACGATTCATCTTGTAGTCGATAGATCCGCCTGCATTAATGAATCTTTTATTAACCATATAATTGTCAGACAAACGAGATAACGGAGTAATATCTGATGATTCTTTTATCACTTGAGTTAATTTTACACGGGTGGCATTATAGCGGTTGATTATTCTACGAATAAGCTGTTCCTCCGGACGAATGGTAGTTCTTTCTATGTATGAATAAAGATCATCTCTTAAATAATCGGTCCATAATACAACTTTTCCATAACATGCACCATCATGATTGTATGAACTAATTTTCAACTCAATCTCATCAAGTTCATTAATATAGTTTTCATTAATGACATTTTCGTAAATACGATCCGAGTTAGATGTAGTATCCTCTCCATCTCTAGGGATGAATTTTACAGTAAAGTTTTGTAAAAACACTCCATACTTGTTAACTTCAGACGGATACATGCTAGCTAACAATTGAAACTCCAATTCTCCTGTTGTCACTCCACTTCCAGTAAGAGAAGAATATATCATTTTACCTAATGCACCTTGATAAGGATCATTCAATTTCTTGTCATTGATTATAGCTTTATAGTCTCCATCCTCGTATTCTCCAAAGGATATATATGTGCATTTATACAAGTTATTACCAAGTACCGGATCATCTGTCGTAAGATCTGTATTACCAATAAACAATTTAGTACCTATCATTAAGTTTCCTCCCCATCTATCTTTTGACAAAGGAGATAACTCTTCATTCTGGAAGTATTTTACAGAGGCATTAATGCAAAATACTCCGGGAGGATAAGCAACACATGGACTCCTCAATATAAAAACGGGAACATATCCTCCTAATACTATTCCATCTTTGTTTTTTAACCTCACTCTTATTATATCAGTATAATTATACTCTGTGATATCTGGAACTTTCCCTCCATCCTTATCAACCATTTTGTAGTTACAATATCGCATAGGAATAGCACCCAGTAGGTTTTCCGCCTCTACATTGTTCTTATATCCGTTTATGTCTACACGATGTGCGAACTGTTCGTATTGATACATATCCAAATCACCGGGATTCAATAGTAGGCGATGTGAAACATCATTGCCAGATACAATATCCGGCAAAGTGACCAACTGATCTAAATCGTCATAATCCACACTGAAATTCAAAGTCTCAGGAATTGGATAATTACTGCATTTGATTGTCACTTTATTATATCCGGGCAAAATATCCATAGAATGATCGGAACCGGCGAAACCGATATTCTGTATCGTAATACTATTAAATCCTACATCTTCTTTTTCCGTTAGTGTAACATTATATTTATGATATACTCCATCATGATCCAAATCTACGAAGTACAGTTCTCCTTTCCAGTCTACGCAAGTCCAGTTTAAGAATTTGCATACTTCTTCCAAAACCTCTTTCAACTTCATGGCTTTTCCACCTTCATCGAAAAAGTTTTGTTCGCTAACCCTCATATCATATAGTATGTTACTGCCAGATAAATATTCTTTCTCACTTTTCGCATAAACATAAGGGAGGTATACAGCATTATAATTTGCAGAAGATGCTTCGATACATCTTTTCAACAAATGCCATAATGAAACAAATTCTTTCTTTTTACCTTCTACTTCATAATCAATAAACTCAAGGGTAGACATGGCACTCATGCACTCCATCTCCAATTCAAATACATCTGAAGAATAGTCCTGTGTATAGATTTCAGGTTTGATGAAACCAATCCATGTTACTATTCCATTCTTTTTAAAAACAACTCGGTACTCTTGATAAGCTGTAGTAAACAAACTCTGCAAATAATCACTACCTACTACACGAATTGTTGCAGTACTGAACCGAATAGGAGTATAGAGAAATTCATCATCTGCAATGTCAATTGTAAATGGAGAATTACCACCCTTTAGTTCCATAACTTCTCCCGAATAGTTGTCTTTTTCTATTTCAACCACACATGGGATATTATCAATTGTGGCAAATGGTATCGTGTATATTAGTCCGTAACTCATGATATAGGTTTCTTTCCTTGTGATTTAAGTTCATTATTAATGGTAAGAATCAAGTCTTTAGCTCTTACTCTAGTAGTGACTGATGAAGATATATTTCCACCTCCACCCAATCTTCCAGAATTAATCGCTTCAAACAGGCGGGATTGCTGCCCCTGATTAAGTATCATTTCACCAGCATTGACACGGGCCAGCATTTTATCTCCAGATGATGGACCACCTGTCACAACTCCTCCGCGTGCAAACTTAGGGATAGCGGCAAACAATGCTAGAGCGGCAGCTATTGCCCCACCAATTGCAATAAGGCTTATAGGCCAAGGCAGTTTTTTTGCAGCACTTGCTCCAACCGCACTAGCTCCCTTGGCCGTATTAGCGGCTACCTCCGTTTTGGCAGCCTCTTTTTCGATAGTCGTAGCAGCAACGGTAGCGGCGGCCCCTGTTGCAGCATTAGAAACCTTTTGAGACGTAGTGGCAGTATCTATCGCCGCTTCCGCCTCCTTAGCCTTAGCTAATTTATTTGTAAGCTCCGTTATACTTTCAATGGTTTTTGCTACCGATAATATTCCATCTACAACGCTTGCCATCGTATTCCATATAGCCATCAGTTTTTCCCACCTTGAAGCCTCTGTCTCCGGATCAAAAGCATCTTTCAATCTCTGAAAGGCAGAAGCTACTCCATCTATAGTAGATACTGTTCCTTTTAAGGCATCCCATTTCATTTGCCCAAGCTCCTTAGTAAGATCCTTGACATCCTCCTTCACTTGAGCTAATTTTAAAGCCTTTTCCAAAGTAGGGACATTGGCCAATGCATTAGCAACTTCATCCTCTAAAGCCTTTCCCATACTTTTAGCTTGTTCCTTTAATTTATCAGCATACTCCTTTGCCGCCTCCAGTTGTTCAGAAGCAATATCAACTTTGGTCTTTTTATAATCAAAGGTTGTGTCACGAGGTTTTATTTTAATGGGAGACGCAAGCATTTTTGCATTCAGGTTCATTGCTGCAATAAAGACATCAGCCTCATCTCCAATCCCCTTTATGCTGGCAGCCGATTTAGCGGCATCCAAAGAAAGGGAAGCTAAGTTTTCATTCAGTTCCTTTCGGGTAATAAGCCCCTTGGACTCTTGCGACTGAAGCTCTTTGACCTTATTATTGTATTCCTTTTGAATCTTTTCGAATTCTACGAGAGCAGCATTCTTATCCTGGTCTCTTATCGCCTTTTCAGCAGCAGTTTTAAGGCTTTGGAAATAAGTACTTCCTAGAACATCTTTATCACCTGTTCCTTTTGCCTGGGCATACATTTTGATATTCAGTTCGCCCAATGCTTTGTTGTATTCAGCTTGAGTAATTTTACCAAGTTCTAATTCTGCACCCAATTCCTCAAGCTGCTTGTTGTATGATTCTTGCTGCTTTTGAAGAGGAGTTTTCTTGGTGGACGTATCTGTAGTAGTAGAAGAAGTAATTACCGTACTCTTGTTTACTTCGCTTCCAAGCCTAGATTTAGCATCCTTTAAAATCTTAGAATACTCAATATAGGAATCCAGTTCGTTTCTTAAATCATTCTCAAAACCTAGCGCATCTTGCATGCGCACTCCATATTTTTTCTTAAACTTCTCTTCTTTAACTAGGTCTCCTCTAGCCATTGCCCACTCTGGAGCCATTTCGCTTATCAGCTTTCCATTATATGATTTAGATCCTAATTTTCTTAATTTATCCCCACTTTCCGCAACTTCTTTTGCAGCCAATTCTGCTCTCGCCTGACTTTCTAATAAAGAAATTCGTTTTGCTATTTCTTTATCTATATTTTGATTGATTTTTAATTCAGTTCCTAGAATGCTATTAATCTGCCCTAATATCTGCTTTTTTCTTGATAAAGATGAATTAGCTTTATTATATTCGGACAGCAATGCCTTAACTTTTACTATTTCTGTGTTTGAAGCAGAAATATTATTCATACGCTTTGAATAATCATCAAACAGCCCCTTTATTCTCTTTGATTCGTTATAGGCATTATAAAATTTTGAAGTAACCCACCCTATGGCTGCGAATATAGCAGCAAAACCCATAGACGCAAGAGTTACTTTAATAGACAACATCGCTTTACTAAATGCCATTTTAATGGATGCACTTAATTTTTTTGCCTTCCATTCAATTTCATTAAATGCAACTCCTGCATCTCTGGCAGCCCGGCGAGCTGCTGCCTTAGCCGCTAATTCAGCCTTACCTATAGCAGATATGATATTATAAGTCAGTTTGCTCGTTACCAATACCACGATTGCTGCAATCGCATAGGTTATAACACTCCTGATATTTTCTGTAGCTGTTTTTACCGCGCCAGTAACCCAATCAATAAGGGACTTATATTTGCCTTCGATATCCGCCTCATCGACTAACTCGGTGAAGGCATTTTTCAGACGATTCAGAGATGTTTCCAGATTATCTGTATCAACATTTGGGATCATTTCATCCAAGGCTTTAGCAAACTTAGGAAGAACATCCGCACTCATCAGTTTGCCTTTCTTCATCAATTCGTCAAGACCGGCAACGCTAGTTCCCGCAGCTTTTGCCATAGCCTGAAGAGCAATAGGAAGGCGCTCTCCCATCTGTAGGCGTAATTCTTCTGAACTAATCTTACCCTTACTCATCATCTGAGATAAAGCCAAGAATACACCATTACTATCTTCAGCACTCATACCGAAAGCAGTGACAGCACGAGACATGGATTCAAATATTTTTCTCTGCTCTAATATCGTCATTCCGGAGATAGAAGCTGCCGCCGTAAATTTTGCATAGTTGCCTGTCAGAGCGTTAATCTCCAATCCGTATTTCTTAGCCATATCCAGCAGAAAACGCTGATTCTCCGCAAATTGTCCCATTGTTCCGGACACATTCTTCAGAGCCGTAGTGACCCGACTTGATTCCTTTGCCACTTCAATGAAACGAGATACAAGGTTACTTAATCCAATACCGCCAGCACCTAACGCAGCCGCAAAAGTAAGCACTTGCATCTGCATAGAACGAAATGCCGCTTTTACCTGATTCGTTCCTTTTTTAAAATTCTCGGTTAAGAAATTTAATGCTATTGAGAATGATAATCTGCTCGCCATAATTAATTACTTTTACTCCAATTCACTTTGTTTATATCAAATAACTCACCGGCCATGAACTTTCGGAAGTCTTCTTCATTAGCCTTTATCTCAGCCTCAGCCTTTTCTTTCATCTCCTGAATCTCCCAGGGGAAGGGATACATATCCTGAGCGGAACGAAGTTTCTTGCCATCTACATGGGGAAGGATCGTCATATATGTCCACAATCTTTCAGATTCCAGAGTCTCTCTACGTTTGCGATTATCCGCTTCGATATACAGGGGAAGATCATAAATCTCCATTTCCTCCATTGCATAATGAGCGTCCAGTCCGTCCATTATCAGCATAGCTACTATCTCGCCAACGAAACATGATTCCGAAGCTGCACTCTCTCCGGATGAATCCAATGCCTTCTGGAATTGAGAAGAAATAATGCTCATTCTCTCTATGTCTGAAATCAACTCCTTAAATATTTTATCATTAGACATGGCCGTTTTGAAAACAGAATAAGTATAGATATCCTTCATACCGTCTATATTCATCACATAAAGCAAGGCGTCTACATCCTCCTTGTCGGTATAGTCTATTTGAGAGAAAGGCTTTTTGGTCAATTGCTCCCACCGGATAATCATCTTAATGGTGCATTTCTTAAACTTCATTCTGCCTGACAACGCCTTGATCTTTGGCGGAGGAGCGGATTCTGAAGTCTTAGGCTTGCCTGTATCCCCTTTTCTGAAATGGCATATAAGACACACGGCCAAATAAATAAGAAGTACCGTTTCTATGATTAAACACACATTCATTATTCTAACTATTTAAAAAGGCGGCCATCTCTGACCGCCTCCACCTTTTAACTATATCGAAATCAAGCACCGACCCCATCTTCCAAAGGACCGGTTCCCTGCAAGGTTACCGAACTGGTACAGATCGCACCATTGTCAGCCTTCATAGAAAGAGCCGTAATGATCGCTTTCCCTTTTACATACTCTTCTCCTTTCGGGAAGTCTCCCTCTGTCTCTTCCGTTTTTGCTATCACAAAAGGTATCGGTGTTCTCTCCTTCATCAATTCCTTTAATGTAACGAAAGATAAATGACCTGATTTCAGAGACAACATACTTTCACTGGTGACAGTGTATCCCAACTGCCCTGTCAGATATTCCTTCCAGTTACCTGACATCTTGTTACTCGTATCAATTGTATCAGCACTCATGTCAATACTACATGAGGTTCCAAATGCAATAGGGATTGTCTGCGTACTAGGGGATTCTCCGGTTTCAACGAAAAGCATCAGCTTATCACCGACAACCATGTCTTTAGCCGAATCATATTTTTTTTCTGCCATAACTATAATGAACTAATTGAAAATTGTAAAACTTGGATGTATTTATTATCAATGAAGTCCTCAGTAGAGTCTTCAAGTTTAATGTGCATATCCGGATCTGTCCATACTCCGGACAAGGAGTCATAAATCAACGAAGCAAGGTCTTGACTGCGTCCGTAGTCCTCACTAATGGCGATCACATTTACCAATGGAGTCTGACGGGCTACTCCCATTTTACTATATTCTTGCTTGTATCCGTCCCTCTGATAAATTATATAATCCCCGTCGGTGTTCCCCGGAGCCATCACAGGGAATATCTTATCTTCCACATATCCTGCGATCTCCTTTGACTTAATAAGAATACCACGCACTTCGTTGGTCACTTTAAACATATTCATCGCCTGTCATTTATTCGTTGAACCGCTCTTTGTATTCCTTTATGAACAGCCTGCATAGCTTTTTCCTCTTCCGTATTCCGGGCATCCTCCCAAAAGTTATTACCCGGCATAACACCACGACTTGCACCCGATTTGGTATAACGCTTCTTTGTACCTCTGTCTACCAGATGAGCATGGTTACCTCCCGGACGGTCAAAGCCAGCTAATGCGCCTAATTTATTCCTCTTGACTCTTGTTGTAAAAGAATTCATCAGATGATTGGTCTGTTTACCATGATGAAGCAGCCTTGCACGAAGATTACTCCTTCCTTTAACCCTGAAAACATTCATTGCGGCCCGAAGACCACTTTTGACAGCCTTGTCCTTCTCGAAATCTTCAAGGTTACGAATCAGGTAGTAAATATTCTCCTTGTCTATCGTCGTTATCTGAATCATACATCTATCTTTTTTAAAGTTAAAGTAAGCTCATTGCCATCCGGTTCAATCATCTTTATCTCCCAGACGCTATCTGCGTATTTTACACGACAACCATACTTAATTTGCGGATATTTCCGAACTTGCATGACCGTTGTCTGACCAATGAACTGCTCATAAGCACTCTCGTCAACAGAGAGAAGCGTTTGTTTTTTGCGATATGCCCGGCATCGGAACACTTCCCGGTAGTCCTTACGGATAAAACCCGTTTCGGTTTTTTCTTCGACCGGTTCCTCAAACACAAGGGTATATTTTAATAATCCTGCTCTCATCTGTTGTAATTCCGATAGAGTGATACCAAATGGCTGTAAGACAAGGGGACCTGACTTGATTGCGCAAAGGCAACCGGTTCCCGATTCGCATAATACTGACCAACCATCAGAAGAATACATTGCCGGAGAGGAGCCGGCAGGCTTTTGCCATCCTCTCCGGACAATGTTTTCAATTCCTCGCATATATCCTTCTCTACAACAGCCTCAGCAGCCTCAATAAGACCTTTGATGTATTCGTCATCTTCCGTAAAGGATTCCTCTACATTCAGATGCTTCTTTGCCAGTTGTAGTTCGACGTATGCCATATTATTTCATTGACGCGATAGTAAATGACTCTGGACGGATCATGCCCATGTTCCAGTAAGAGTTAATAACCAGACGGACCGCACCTTTGGTCGCCTGCGTGTATGGGTCTACAGTCATGTCAATTGCTCCCCATTGTCCCAGGAAGTAATCAAGCCAATTACCGAACACGATACCGAATTCGTCTTTCGCGTCTCTCAATCCTTTGGGAATATTGTTTGTACGCAACGCACGATAGCCGTTTAACATGCCTGTACCATCGTTTCCAAAGAGGAAACCGCCAGCTCCGGATGGATCTTTTACCTTTGTTTTGGCTTTACCAACCAAAGACGGATGCATAATATACGCCAAGTTGCCGAACAGAGCATTATTCAGGTCCGCATTGGTTTCCAATTCAACGATTTTCCCCCAATCCATAGCTCCGCTAACGTCACTTAACGTCTGGAACATACCATCCGGAACATTTTCTTCAGTGGAAGCATTATTCAAAGCTGTTTTTTCCACCTTTTGAGCGATGGCAATAGCAAGCAACTGACGGATCAATCCTTCTACAGAGCGGTTCTCCTGAATCAGCAACTGTTTGGAGATGTCCACGTAAGCTGTCAATCGTTTTGGACTATACAGCTTACCCTTAGAGAATTCACCTTTGCCGTCTTTAGCTTCGTCATTTTCACCCTCCCAGAAGACTTGTGCTGCGGTATGTTTAGGCCAGTAGATGTTTCCGACCAGTCCAGTCATCATACGCACTCCCGCCTGAGACAGTACCAGGTTAGCCTCCAATGGCAACAACAGCTCCTGCTGTTCCTCGTCAATGACAACACCAGTGGTCGCTTCTGTTCCTGCTGTGTACGCCGCACGTTTCTGATACGACAAAGGGAGAATCAGTTCACCACAATTTTCAGCAGTAGCAGCTACAGAACGATGCAATCTGGTTGCCTCTTCAATAACAGCAGCTTCACTGTCACGTTGTTCCGTTTTATTCATCTGCGCCAAAATAGCACGACGAATAGAAAAACCGCTATTTCCAGTAGCTACCGTCTTCACAGGACGTTTACTGCGATTTTCTTCTTCTCTCTCTTCGATTTCAAGATTAATTTCGGCCATTCGAGCTTGATTCGCTCCCAATTCCTCGTTTTCTTCAGAAGAGAACTGACGCTTTTCGCCTTTAGCCTTCTCAATGATTTCTTTTGAACGAGCGGAAAGCTGTTTCTTTTCGTCCTTCAAATCTGTAATACTTTTTTCTTTTGCCATAATTTATAAATTAAATGTTTAATGATTTCTCGATATTTTGGTAGTAAGACTCAGGAATTTCCTGTTCCCGATGACGAAGTTCCTCTTCGGCTGCTTCTTTTCCACGCATGTAGACTGAAGTTTTACTATACGCCCCATTATAAACCGGAGAAGTATCATAGATATTGCCAAATTTCTCTATTGTTCGCTTCCAACTACCATCACTCCTCTTTTCCCATGTATCTTTTTCGACATCGAAACAAAAAGAACTTTCTCCGATTTCTCCGCGACGGATATTCTCAAGCAATTCATCACCCAGAGCGGTTTTGGGAGCGTCAAAGCGGTATTTTAATCCCTTGTCATCAACCGACAGCGACAAAGAACCTTTACCATATTTACTTCTCGCAAGAACCCCTCTTCTCTGATCATGGTTTAATAGAGCAAAAACATCACTTTTCTCCAATACTCCGTCAAGAGCACCACGCTTAATGACTTCAGTAAATGATAATCCATCTGATGGGGTATCAAATAGCAGCGCATAACCTTCAACAGTTCTTTTTTCTTCATTCTCTCCGGTCACCTGGACCTGAAATGACGTGTTTCTTATCTCTCTTTTTTCATCCATAACTAATCTTTTACTTATTAACCGTTTTATTGTCTGACAAACTGGGATCAATCTCTTCTTCAATAGGCATTTTCTGCATTAAAGCGTTATCTAACGTCTGAGTATTAACCGGTACAAAAACCTTATCCCCATTATCTACGCGAGAAAGATTATTTTCACGCCTAATTTCGTTTGGAGAAGCAGCCCCGACATAGAACATATCCTTCCAATAGGCGGCTTGAGCAGCTTTATCGGTACGCAGAATAGCCGATGTGTCAAATTCCGCAATAATTCTACCACGCTCCGATCTGAGGAATACTTTTCGATTAATCTCCTGTTCTATTTTAGTGATTACAGCCAATGCAGTGTCAGTCAGATACTGAAGTTGAGTAGCCTCAACAGTAGAATAGCTTGATTTAGACAAATCGAACGCCTTAACAGGAGACACAGAGAAGAAACGGCAGATATCCACCACGTTAAACTGTCTACTTTCAAGAAGCTGGCTATCCTTGGGACTGACAGTAATCGGCTGATATTTCATGTTCCCTTCCAATACGGCTATTCCGTTCGGATGCTGGGACATTCTCTCTCCCCATGTTTCATATATTTGATCCTTCTGCTTCTTATCTAACCGTTTATCCTCAACAGTCAATATTCCGGAGACAGCACCTCCCGATTCAAAGAAGCCGGAAGCATGCTCTTCGCTTTTTGTAGCAATGCCAAGAGTCTGACGCGCATGAGTCAACGTAGATACGCCGATAATTCCATCATAAGAGAAATTCAGGACATGGATCATGTCTTTTGGTTCAACCAGTTCCTTAAAACCTACTACCTGGTAACGCTTACGCATTATACCATTTTTATCAGTGATGTATACAATCGTCACCTGACTGGTCGGTATGTATATCAACTGCAATAAGTTCAGATTACGGTCCCTTTCTATGTAGGCATATCCATTACCCGTCAGAAGTACAGAAGCCATCAGAGTTTTAAAGAAGACAAAACGAGTCATATCCTCATTCGGTTCAAGATCAAGAATCATGTAAGCCGGATGAGTCTTATACTCTTTTTTAAATCCATCTTCGTCAAGTAAATAAGTTTTTAGCGGGAGAACAGCGACACTGTCCGATATAAGGTCAACGCAACGATAAACAGTAGATAGGAGCATAGGCTTGCTCCGACTGGCAAGCATGGGTCTTGCGCCAGTGTAACTCCAAGCGGTGACACGGGAAGTCTCCTGCTTGGTCGCTCTTCTTATTTCTATACCGGTAAACGGAATTTTTATACTCATTATAGACACTTTTACGTATAACCAAAAAAGTGTCTGACAAATCAATAAAATTCTCCGTATCTTGGGGAAACCAAATAAATACCCAATGCTTCCAGCTTGGCAATCACTCCATCGATCTTCTTTTCCTCAAACTGCTTGGAAGGCTTGGTATTACCATTTTTATCTCTTGCCATAGTAACATTGCGGAAACAGTGCCTGTTTATCAAATTATTATCAATCACAGCCCTTCCAGAGAGGATTAAACGCTCCATCTCTTTGGTCGGACGGTTGAAATTGCCCAATGCCTGGGAAAAAGGTTCCATCGGAAATCCCTTTTCTTCCGCATTGATCACGAATTGTGTCGCATTCCATGCATCATATGCTATTTTTTGAATATAAACTATATCCCGAATTCGCATAAGATCATTGAGGATATAGTCATAGTCTGTCACATTACCGGGAGTTATGGTTATAAGATTATGCCTGCGCCATTCCCCATACAGATCACGGAAACGTTTCTCGTGTAAGGCGGCTTCCGGAAGGTAATACAACGTTTTGAAATAATACTTCTCCTCTGTGGGAAACATAAATGAGGCACAAGTCAAGTCGCTGGTGCTGGACAAGTCGATACCGGCATAACAATCCATACCGCTAAACTGCTCGAAGTCAATATCGGCAGATGCCTGCAATATATAATGATCCGGAATCCATATGGTTTCGGAATCGCACCATATGTTGAAATTCTTAGTTCTGATACCAACCTCTTCTGAAGGAGAATTCTTCGCTGACTGGACCTGAGTCTGTAAGTACTGAGGCTTTACAGTTACGCCAATATTCGGATTACTTTTACCCCAGTTTTGAGGATCTTTCCAATCATCCCCTTCATCAAGCGAATAAATGGCCGCGAACAAGGCATCATTTTCCTTTAAACCGGAAAGAACCTCAGTACACATTTCCCGGTACTGATAACACGGACCCAATTTGTCAAAGCCGGCAGTAGTAATAATAACAGCCATCGGATTATCGCGCATACCCTGCGAAGACTGGAGCACATCCTTCAATCCGGAGTTTTTAGCCGCATGATACTCATCTATCAGATACATTGACGCATTAAAACCATCCAACTTGGAATCGTCTGCCGCAAAAACCTGAAGTATACTAAGCATCTGCTCAAACTTTACCTTATCCCTGAATGATACCAGATCCCTTCCTCTTGGATCAAGCCCTTTAGCAAACTGAGAACAAAACTTGAAAGCAATCTTTGCCTGATCTTTTGAGTTTGCAGCCAAATCGACCTCGGCATCCATTTCTCCATCTGCTATAAGATGAAAAAGACATAACCCGGCAGCAAACGCCGTCTTTCCGTTTTTTCTTGAAATCTCTATATACACGTATTTTACTAAGCGTTCATTGGTCTCCTTCACATAAAATCCATAAATAGACGCAATCACAAACTGCTGCCAAGGCTGGAGAGCAAACGGCTTTCCCGCATGCCTTCCCGTAAAATGACGCAGGATCGAAAAGAACTTTATAACATAGTCAACTTTCTCCTCCCTGAATTCATACCGGTCGTTCTCCATAAAGTCAAAAAAACGTTCTGCGGCAAGTTTTATATACCTCCCACAAACAACATTGCCTTCTATGACATCCTGTGCATACTTATAATACGCTTTTGTCTGCATTAACGCATTTCCTTATTCTCTCTCAAAAAAGCAGTTAATGGAGATTCCTCAGCATCCTCAACATTTAACGCTTTTATCTGCCCTTTACTTTTTACCGTCAATCCATACTCTTTCGCCAACTCAAGATATTGACTCCAACTCTCTTTCAATAAATTGGCTTCAGGACGTTTCACTATTTCCCCTTTTAAATTTTTCATTGTCAATCCTTCCAATGCTAGAATATCTACACACGTCAAGTAGGTATCATAAGCAATTGACATACGATGCAACTGGGGTATATCGGCAACCTCCAACATCTCATTCTTATTAAGCTGTTTCACAATATCCGCTATAACCTTCCGAGCCTCATCATGGCGAATACTATCCGGAATCCTAAAGCTTATCTTTTTATACTTTGCCATAGCCGTTTTCTTTTTTCTAAAAACCATTAATATGTCTGACGGATTTTAACAGGACGAAACACTTTGGCTTTTTTCAAAAAAGTTCCGTGCGTGTGAAGAAGGGTGGGGCGAGGTTTCGAAGGCTGAAAACGCACAAATTTGCCCCCCTATCCCCTTCCGATTGAATAATTTGTTAATTTTAACATAAATTCAGCATATAGAATTAGTATACAAAGGACTACAAGTTTATTTTTCATTACATATTTTTTTATTCTTTCCGCTTAATCAGATTGTCCCGTAGGAATAACGCATAAGATAAACAACCTCATAAAAAGGATCAACTATCACTATTAACACAAATTTAACACAATAAAACACGGCAAAAACACCCGAAAAAGAAACGAAAACACACTATTTTATATCAATTTCCAACTAAAAACGCATAAAAATAGATATTCCTCATCTTGTCCGTTTTTATTTTATTAACACTATTTATCTACTTCAAATAGCTCGCATCCTGTCTTCTCCTTTGCCCGCTTTAGGAATCTTTTCGTATTCTCATCCTTCACTACTACCCATATGCCGGTACATCCTACAGTCTGAGGCTTTTGAAACAATAAATCACAAGGCTGTCCATAATACATCCATAGGAAGGTAAACTCTGATAAGTACATATTGTCGATCTTGACAATATATTTATCTAATTCGCTCATTGTGAATATTCTGATGACATTGTTTACACAAACTCATTAGGTTATCGTAATCATAAGCAAGACGTTTCCTTTCTACGGAATCATTAGTACTCATAAACGAGATAATATGATGAACATCTTCAGCAGGAACTGTCTTTCCCGCTTTTTGGCATATTTCGCAAAGCGGATTGCAAGCAAACTTCCATGCACGCAGACTACGCCATCGCTCTGAGTTATAGATTTTCCGGCGTTCCGCAACATAATAATTGTCATTCTTCTGAGTCCTCTTTCTTTGAGGTTTGTATATAGTCGGCATAAGGTATCTCTTTTAATTGTTTGTTATCATTAATAGTTTGGTAAAGTATCATCCGGAAGCGATAATTGAAATAACGTATCAACTCCTCCTCAGAGGATATAAGTGACGCTTTTTTATCTTGAGAAACAAACAATATTGCATCATGAAATATATCCTCATAACTTTTGGAACATAATAGACCATGAGTGCGATAAATACATAAATCCTTCAAATTATCGTAGTTTCGCACAATCATGGACATAACTCTTTTATCAATCTTTCCGTTTTTTAGTGTTCTCATCCTTTATTTTCCAATTACCCGCCTTATCAATCAAATCCTCAATATTGCGATGTACCATTCCGCGAACAATTACCGATGTATTTGTTTTGGTCATATCAGATAACTCATTTAACAGCATCATTGTACGATCATCAAATCTAACTGTTATTCTTTTCTTTCTCATTGTATTTTGACTATTAGATTATCATTTCATTTGCTGGCATGGTTATTCCTCCTTGATTAATTGTGGGTGATCGTAGATGTTGCCTACAATCTCTTCCGTTACATTGTAGTGACAGAATGGGAGTATTTCGCCATTCGTTTCTCCGACATATCCAAAGCATCCGTCTTTTATGCCTACTTTATTGTATGTATTTTCATATCCATCGTTGCCCACCAACAAGATATCACCTTCGTAGATTTCTTTACCATTCTTGTCTAACAAGCCGGTGAACTGACATACGGTTTCGAGACAGACTTCATACATACCGATGCTTTTCCCTATTTCAATATCATTTAAGGATGGAATGACAGCATAACTGTCCTTTTCAATCTTAATGAGAGAGCCGTACAGCCATTCTTCATCGTATATGCTTTTGCCTCTGAATTTTATTGTACGATTCATTTTATACCTCCATTATTTTTAACGCTTTCTGTATTCCAGCTTCTAATGCTTCTTCGTAAGTATCCCACTGACCACCATCGTTAGGACCGTCGAATATACCGGCAGCTATAAAAGTTCCATTATCAGCCTTGCATATATCATAACCATAACCACAAACATTTCTAATGATGGCTATATGCATATTCTTGGTTTCGCGCAGCCACTTTTGAGCAAAAGACTGAGTAGGAAAATGATAATAACAAAATCCTTGCTCTGTCAGCGATTTAAGAGTATCCAATGATACAAATTTTTCGTCCATAATTATCACTCCTTACTTTCCAAATATTCTATTAAACTTTTCTTGTCTCTAAAAAGTATTTTATCCCAAAGTGGATAATTGTTTCTTGGTACACTTAAACCGTCAGAGAGCTTGTATACCATCAAAAAACTACGATCTGTATAGGATATTTCAATAGTTATTTTGCTTACAGTGGAATAACAGATATTGTCTCCACTTAGATAGCAAACATTATCGCCTACATTAAACTCTGTATCTATTTTCATAATTATTCTTCTTTTCCTAATATTTGCTGAAATGGATCAAAACTCTCATTTACTCGTTGTATGCCATCTATAGAATCTTTCATATTTGTACACTGTAAACTACTCAAAGCGTTTGCAATTCTAAATATAGGATTTGCCATACGAATATCAGTAAGAATATCAATCAACTCTTCTTTACTTAGTTGTTTCAACTGCTCCTTGATTATATTCCGCATTTCTTCTTCAGTCATTGCTATTTTCCTTTCTTTAGTTCTTCACAATGTAACTTATAAGCATAGGCAAACATCTTCAAAGTAACAGGCTCAAAGTGAAAATCCGCCTGCTTGCCTTCTACTACAACAGAAACGCATAAATCCCCATCACAAAAATCAATATATGCCATAGCATCGTCATTCCCTCTGATAGAAAAGGTTTGTGTCTGTACGCTATCCATGACTCACCTCCTTTTCTTTAATCCGTTCCAGTATATCTCTGTTGGCTTCAAGTATTTCATCGAAGGAAGGGATTGGCATCCAATGGGTAACATCCCAGCCGCTAATCGTACCATAATTGTAATTCCAAAAATAGGTGGCTATATCGTTGTCTGTATCCAAATACGCAAGCCTCACTGTACCATCTTTAAGCCTGATTAATACAGGATCTCCTATTTCCGGCAACCTGTCCTTTACGCTGATCCACGGAGATTGCTTAGTTCCAGCCTCATAACCTTTTGCATACACTTTCCTTAGATAGCATTCAATCACATGAGGTTGATTTATCCGGTTAGCCAATAGGCTTATTATATCTTTTAATATCATATCATTTATTGTTTAATTTTTCTTCAAACTCTGCAATAATACAGTCTGCATCACCGCCATGTACCCAATTCTCTAAAACCGAGGAAAGGACTTCAATAGCTTGTTCTTTCTGCCATTCGGCGCCTTGAATAAAATTCGTTATCCCAAATTGCGCCAAGTTGCCACCTGACAAAGTACGATCAACCGTTCTATGGTTAAATAAGATATTTTCTTTTGCTGCTTCTTCTAATGTCTGTTTCATATCTTATTTGGTTTTACGATTTTCTCTTAGTTCTTCTTCGCTGACATTCTTGTTAGAAAGATCGCCAAGATTAGAAGATCTTCTTGTATTATTCGGCTGACAATATAAACACATTTGAGTAAAAGGTGAATATACCCTCCCACACTTCGGACAAATCCAACCTTGTTGCCCAAATATTCCGTTATACGGATTGATTGCGCTTGATTCTTGTTTCATAATTTTTTTTATTATTCATCTTGAAAATCGTCAATTTCATATTCCCATTCCATTGCATCCGCTTCTCGAATATTATCACTAAGCCATCCTTTTCGCATTCAACCACCAGCATATTTGCTTTATCAGCATAAATTAATGGGGTTACAATACCTGTAAATGCACCATTTCGTCCGGTGAATTTATTACCTTCCTTTAATCGCTTGATTATTTCCTCTTGATTCATATTTGATTAGTTGTTAGTTAATTACTTTTGCCAACTTATTAAAAGCCTTCTCTTTATCAAACTTAATCCCATCTTTGAACTCTAATATTAACTGCCAAAGTTGGTTTTTGTAAACATCACCTGCTTTATAGTCAGTTTTATAATGACATTTCTGCGGGGTAGTCATTTCCTTAAATGTATTCATCGCATTAAGATATGTGGCTCCCCATTCTGTGAGCTCTACACTAACGGTGTCATTCAAATCTATTTCTATTAA